TCTACGGTCTCTCTTACGGGCGAGTCGAAACATAAAGTCATCATCATTGACGAAGCAGACAATACCACTCCCGACGTACAACTCCTTCTTAGAGCGAATATTGAGGAATTCTCCGGAAACTGTAGATTCATCTTTACCTGTAATTACGCAAACAGAATTATACCGCCTCTCCATAGTAGGTGTTCTGTTATTAACTTTAAGATTACTAAAGAAAACAAACCCATCATTGCTTCGCAATTTTTTCAAAGAATGATTGATATTCTTGAAACAGAAAGAATTGATTATGATAAAAAAGTTATAGCAGAACTTATTAGTAAATATTTTCCTGATTGGAGAAGAGTTCTTAATGAGTGTCAAAGATATTCTGTTGGAGGCAAGATAGATTCTGGTATCTTAGCAACCTTTAGTGATGTTGAAGTTCATGAACTTATTAAGAAACTTAAAGAGAAAAATTTTTCTGAGGTTCGTAAATGGGTAAATTCTAATTTAGATAATGATCCCACTATGATTTTTCGTCGTGTTTATGATAGCATGTATGAGACTTTAGTTCCTAGTTCTATTCCTGCAGCTGTTCTTGTTTTAGCTAAATATCAATATCAGGTAGCGTTTGTTGCCGATCAAGAAATTAATCTATTAGCATGTTTAACTGAAATTATGGTTGAGTGTGAGTTTAAATGAAAAAGAAAGAATCATTTAAATTAAATTTTTTTGGTATTCTTGGAATATTATTATTCATAAGTGGCATTTTTTCTGGTTATGTGGTATACTTATTTGTAATGAATAATTTTAAATGACTGTTAAATTAGTTCGCATGTGGTCAGGTGAAGATGTGATCGCTGATATCACAGAAGAAAATAGTGATTCAATCACAATTACTGATCCTATCGTGGCGGTTCCGTCACAGCAACAAGGACAGATTGCATTTGCACCTTGGTCTCCCCTACTTCAAAGAGATAAACTTGAGGTTACTAAAAAGTATATTGTTTATATTGCAGATCCTCAAGATGAAATTATCGAACAATATAATTCAATGTTTGGTAAAATATCAAAACCAACCAAGAAATTAATTATCTAATGGAAACGCATAGGAAAACACTTTTACATCTTTTAAAAGAAAGAGCGTACAAGAACGGAAAATTTATTCTATCATCAGGTAAAGAATCTGATCATTACATTAATTGTAAGCCAGTTACATTATCTTGTGAAGGTAATGCACTTCTATCACATTTAATGATAGAGCATGTTGAAAATGATGCAGTTGCTGTTGGTGGTCTTACACTAGGTGCTGATCCTCTAGTATGTGGTATCGCACAAAAAGCATATTACTCTGGAAAACATATTGATGCCCTTATTGTAAGAAGAAATCCAAAAGGTCATGGAACAAAGGAGGTAATTGAAGGTAATAAACCACCTAAAGGTTCAGTCGTTACAGTTTTAGAAGATGTCACTACAACTGGTAGCAGTGCAATCAAGGCAGTTAATGTGCTAAGAGATGCAGGTTACATTGTGAATCGTGTAGTTGCAATCGTAGATCGTCAAGAGGATCATAAAGTCTGGGAGAATAATGAAATAGAATTTATATCTTTATTCAAATTGGAGGAAATTGTTGAATGAAATGTTGGCATTGCTCCACTGAATTAATATGGGGTTCTGATTTTTCCGGAGAAGATTACGGATGTGAAGATCAGTATTCCATAGTTACAAACTTACACTGTCCTAAATGTGAATCTTATGTTGAAGTCTACTATCCTAACCAAAGAAGAGAAGAAAATGAAGAAAAAACTGAGAGCACAAGTTAAATCAAGATTTTATTACATTTTCTGGGGATCTGCAACAATAGCTGTTGTATTAGGTCAACTCTATGTTGGAACTGGTTATAGAGCAATGGCTAGAGCGATTGCAAATTTTGCCGAAACTGTTATAATAGAATCAGAAAGATTAGACTTACAAAGAGGAGACGATGGATTTCTTTATTAATGTAATCCCACATGGGGATTATGCAGGATTGCCACCAACAGGTGTATTCATTTTTTGGATTGTAGTATCCTTAGTTTCTTTGGTAGGATATGGATTATATCTTACTTTTGGGCCGGGTGGAAAAAATTTAAAGGATGAAATAAGGGAACATGCTAGGATGCATGAGTTAGGTATTGCTCATGGACATGAAGGTCGTCATCCAGTAATGACACAAAAAGCACAAGAACAGGATTATCCACAACATCATCATGGTGATAAAAAAGATTGATGTAGACAAAGCAACATGGGCTGCAGATCAATTTATAGATTATTTTAAAAATTTTACAAGTCTTGAAGATTATCTTCGACATGTTAAAAAATCTGTTATAGGATACTCTAGTCCACTTGATGATCCTAAAGATTATTTTTTGAATGAAGACATTCATCCTCAAGACATGGATTTTGATATTCGTCTTGTTGGTGAAAGATTTCATAATGCAATTCCACATGAATATTTTAAAAATCTTTTAAGATCAGTATCATCACATAATAATGAAGATAATATTCCGGGTAGAGAATTAAGATTGATGGTATATGAAAAAAATACAAATAAAATAGTTGGATTCATACGTTTACAATCTCCCTTAATTAATTCTAAACCTAGAAATGAATGGTTAGGAAAGGCACCTAATTTAACCATATTTAATCGTCATGCTGTAATGGGATTTGCAATAGTTCCCTCACAACCATTTGGATATAATTATCTTGGTGGTAAACTTTTGGCATTAATATGTGTATCACATTTTATCAGAGAAAAATTAAATAATATTTTTGAAAAAGATATTGCATTATTTGAAACTACCTCTCTCTATGGATCAAGTAGTTCTGCATCACAGTACGATGGACTTAAACCTTTTATTAGATTCAAAGGTTTCACAGACAGTAAATTCATTCCTGTTCTATACAAAGAGGCATTTCACAATTTGCATGATAAATTTATGGAGTGGAATAATAATGAACCACTAACAGAAAATAGAGCATCATCTAAGAAACTCAAAAGACAAAGAAGAATGATATCAATTATTAAAAATAGTATTGAAGACAAAGAAAAATTAAAAGAGTTTAATGATGTGATTGATATGGCTTATAATCTTACTGAGAAGAAAAGATTTTATATATCTGATTATGGTTATGGTAATGTACGCGAAGTGATTGCAGGAGAACAAGATAAATTAATTCGAGGACAAAACTGGGATAAGTTTTATCTTGAAAATATTATGTCATGGTGGAAAAAGAAAGCAAGTAAACGATATGATAAGTTAAAAAAAGAGAATAGATTTAGAAACAAGGTTGAATTGTGGACACAGGACGATGATATACAAATCATCAGATAATAAATAATTAAAATTAGTGTGAAAGATGAAAACATTTAAGCAGTTTTTAGATGAGAGTAGTCTCTCAAGAATCAAAAGTAAATCAGATAAGAAAGGAATCGCAGTAATGTCAGCATCAAGAGCCGATAAATCTGCTAAAGAGAATAGATCAAGAGCTAATCAATTAGATAAAGATATTCGTGGTAAGTTTGGTAGAGGTGCAACTAAAGTGACTGGTTCTTATGTTGAGAAAGATGATAAGACAGGTAAGGAGACTAAAGTAAAGGAAAGAAGTCATGTGATAGATCGTGGTAAGATGAGTAAAAGAAAATTTAAAAAAGAAGTAAAAAAATTAGGAAAAAAATATGGACAGGATTCGGTCTTGACACAAGGCAAAAAAACTGGTACACTATCAGCAACTAGAAAAGGTGGTCTTGGCAAGAAAAAAGGAATAGGTGTGGGTAAATTCAAACCACAAGGAAAAAACCCAGAAGGTCAATCTCAGATCAAGGGAAAAACATTCACTTACGGAAAAGATTAATGACTGAAAAACTTTATGATGATTCAAACTGGAGAGAGGAATACAAATCTTATACCAGTAATAAAATGGAACTAGAATTACTTGAAAATGGCCCTAAAAATCTATCTCAATCATGGCATCTTCAGGCACTATACAGTAATTGGAAAAAGGCAAAAGGTTATAATAAATTTGATGCTAAAGAAAATAAAGGACAGATGCAATCATCAATGCAAGAATTTTTTGAGAGTCAAAAAGATCAAGGCATCTAAAAGATATGAGTAAGATATGGAGAATATGGGCGAAGGCACTAGGTGACAAATCTGGAAAAAACAATAGAGAAGCAGATTATATTGCAATTATTAGAACCTTTATCTTTCTCCAACTTATAATCACTAACTGTTTTATTGTTGGTGGAAACATTCGGCACTGGAATGATCATCACATTCCACCCTCTTATATTATTGAAAATGAATGAATTAAAAGACTATGTAAAATCATATCCCGATTTTCCAAAGAAAGGTATTCTTTTTCGGGACATATTTCCATTATTGCAAGATCCTGTAATGACATCTGTAATGATGAGTAACTTTAGAGATTTTATAGAAGAACTACAAAAGAAAAATTTAAAACCTGATTACATTGTAGGGATTGAATCAAGAGGATTTCTAATTGGTGGTGCATTAGCAGCGAAAGAAATAATTGGATTTGTTCCTATAAGAAAAAAAGGAAAATTGCCCGGAGATGTTGTAGGTATAAATTATAGTTTGGAGTATGGTGAAGATAGGTTAGAGATTGCAACTGATGTATTGAAAGATAAGAAAGTATTATTAGTTGATGATCTACTAGCTACAGGTGGAACAGCGAAGGCCTCCGTTGATCTCATACGACAAGTTGGTGGACAATTAGTAGGATGTGCGTTTATAATAGAACTATCTGAATTGAAAGGTAGAAAGCATATTGCTGATATACCAACTATATCATTGATTAATTATGACTGAACTCAAAGACTGGCTGAACTCAATCAACCTTAATAAAAAGAATATGATTGATGAAGATCCATTAATCGAAAAAGAATATCCTTCATTCATAATTAACAAGTGTTTATCAGGACATCTTGACACAGTGATGTTTGCAAATGAGATGAATAAGTATCCATTTCTTCCAAAGAAAATGCAACATGACTTTTTTATACATATAGTGAGGAAGAAAAAAAGATTTTCTCCTTGGTTGCGTAAAGACAAAATCAAAGATCTTGATAACGTCAAAACATACTATGGTTATAGTAATGCTAAAGCGGAACAGATTCTAAAAATTCTTACAAAAGAACAACTGAATTTTATTAAATCTAAACTTGATATTGGAGGAACAAGATGAGCGTTCTTAAGGAACCTGAAGTGAATTGGGATCCTAACCAGATGGTTGAGGTCACACTAAACGAACCAGATGATTTTCTCAAGGTAAGAGAAACACTGACTCGTATTGGTGTCGCATCAAGGAAAGAAAAGAAAATTTATCAATCCTGTCACATACTTCATAAACAGGGAAGATATTTTTTAGTACACTTTAAAGAATTATTTGCTTTAGATGGAAAGCATGCAAATCTTACATCTAACGATGTGCAAAGAAGAAATAGAATAGCACAATTATTAGTAGACTGGGGGCTTGTTGGTATAGTTAATTCTGATTCAATTCAAGACGTAGCACCATTAAATCAAATCAAAGTATTATCTTATAAAGATAAGGGTGATTGGATTTTGGAAACAAAATATAATATTGGATCAAAAAAGAAAAAGGTAGAAGAAACCGTATAAAACAAATAACTTGACAAGTAAAATAAACGATGCTACATTAATATTGTAGTCAATTGCGGTCTTTTTATTCACCACTTTTGGCACGTGTCGTTTACAAATTACTATTATGCCAAGTTCTTGGATACCTAAAGTATGGACTTTAGCGCAAATCGCCCAGTTGCAAAAAGATAACAAGATTTATCTTGACGAGGCATTCCAATCTAAAGCTAGATGGGGAACAAAACAAAAACAAGCTTACATCACTTCTTGTTTGTTAGGATTTGCAACAGGTGCAATCACACTAGGACACATACCTAGTTTAAAAGAATATGTTAAACTTAATGTAGGTGAAGATCACGAAGATTATATCTTTTTTTCCGAACTAGCAGCACAGGGATATGAATGGATCACTATTGATGGTAACAATCGTGATAATACAGTTAAAGAATTTTTAGATAGTGCTTTCCCTTTAACTGAAGGTAAGTACGACTTAGGTAATGATAAAATTATTACTGCTTCTAGAAACTCAAAGTATTACAAAGATTTGAAATATGAAAATAAGAGTTTTATTGATAGTGTGGAACTCAATATTCACATTATCAAAGAAGGAACTCGCAAAGATCTTGCTCTTAGATTCCGTAATATCAATGAGGGCATCGCTCTCAATGATCAAGAAAAACGTAATGCAATTTCATCAAAGTTTGGAAATGCTGTTCGTGCACTTGTTGAAGAATGTAAAGTAGGATTTGAAAAAATCTTTACACCTAATAATATCAATCGTCGTTTTCCAGATGAGTTGATTGTAACTATTTCCAATCTGGTTGCTCAAGGATTAATAAATGTTAATCGAGAGTCCAGAGATTCAGCTTACGGAGATTTTACTCCTGAGATGAAAAAATTTGCAAAAACTAAAAAGATTGTCAAACAGATTACAGACATTACTAAAGTTTATGGTAAGTCTGGTCTTGACATAGATGGAAAATTTAAGGGAACTGTTGTCGATTTTGCTTTACTTTTAAAGCATCTTAATGATAATAATATTAAGATTGTCGATGCAAAAGGTTTTTACAATTTCTTTGCTGAAACTCAATCTGAGAGATTGAGATCTGAGGAGGAAGTTTGGAATAATAAAAAACAAACTGATCCTCGTACATACTCTGGTACGTTGAAGAATCTTCAACCACAGTTTTTAAAGGTGCGTGAAGAAAAATGTGTACAGTCTCTTGAGTCATGTCCTGATGATATTTTAATATTTCTTGATGAAGATAGATCTTATAATCCAAAAATCAGATTTGATTTATGGAAAAGACAAGATGGTAAATGTGCCATCACAGGTGAAACCATTGATGCAATAGATGTATGTAATGGTAACTTAACTCATATAGATCATCGCTATCCATATATTAAAGGTGGCCCAACTAATTTTGATAATGCACAGTTGGTTTTAAAGAAAGCAAATCTTGAAAAAGGTGCATCGGTTGATGAAGAAGAAATCGACACAAGCATGGATGTTTGATGTTATCCGAATATAAAAGTAGGGGATTCAGCATCCCCTTTTTTTATGTCTTATGGTATAAATAGTAGTGTCGCCTTCGGGGACAAAAATTAAACTCGCTTACTAAGGAGAACTATGACTAACATACAGAGATATAGTGCTGCAGATCTTCCAGAACTAATGGATAAGATCACAAGAAACAGCATAGGGTTAGATGATTATTTCCAACAATTTTGGAATTCAAGCACAAATGCTAACTATCCACCATACAATATCGTTCATGTAAACAACGTTGAATCTAGATTAGAGATTGCACTCGCAGGATTCAAAAAGAAAGAAGTTAAAGTTTACACAGAATATGGTAAGATATTCGTTGAAGGAATTAAAGAAGAAAAAGAAAAAGAAACATATAGCCATAGAGGACTAGCACAAAGATCATTCTCAAGGCAGTGGTCACTATCTGATGATGTTGAAGTTAAAG